GCCTCGAGTCCTGGGCCATCGACCACCACATCATCGAAGGCAACCCGGCAAGCCTCGAAGACTGGCAGCAGGTCACCACCTACCTGCAGCGCCGCTACCCCCAGGCCTACTACCCCGGCCAGCACGCCGGCAGTCTCGGCCTCAGTGCCATCTCCATCGACTCCAGCGACCAGACCCAGGCCGTCTACAACTGGGTGCGCCTGAACCAGCACCAGCTCCCGTGCCTGCGCGCCGTCAAGGGCCGGGGCGAAGAGGGCGTGCCGGTGCTGGGCCCCGCCAGCAGCCAGGACATCAACTGGAATGGCCAGAAATGGCCCCAGGGCGTGAAGCTGTGGAACGTGGGCGTCGACACCGCCAAAGACCTGCTGCTGGGTCAGCTCGCCATCGAAGCCCCGGGCCCGGGCCACGTGCACTTCAGCCAGGATCTGCAGCGCGAATGGTTCGAGCAGCTCACCGCCGAGCAGCGCATCCTGGCCAAGCTCAACGGGCGCGACACCTACCGCTGGGTCAAACGCCGCCCGCGCAACGAGGTGCTGGACTGCCGCAACTACGCCCTGCACGCGGCCATGAGCCTCGGGCTGCACCAGCACAGCGACCGGCGCTGGCAGCAGATCGAGGCGGCGGTGCAGCCGGTCAATGCGGATCTGTTCAGTGCGCCGGCACCCACACTCACATCGACACAGGCCGCACAGCAGGCTCCGGCACCCGCAATCACCCCAGCCGACGAACCCCAGGGCCGGGGCTACGCCCGCCGCCGCAGTGCGGCGCCCAGCTTCAGCCGCGCCTGGTGAACCTCAGATCTGTCCATCAGGCCCTCTCACCAGCCCATCCCTCATGAAGATCACCGCACAAATCAACTTCCCTGACCCCGCCAAGCTGGTGGGGGGCATTGCCAAGCAGACCCGCTATGCCATCAGGAACGCCCTCAACACCACCGCCACCCAGGTGCGCGAGGGGCTGCGCAGCGAGATCCAGCGCAGCCTGGACCGGCCCACGCCCTACACCCTGAACAGCCTGTACCTCCAGGCGGCCACCCTCAACCGCCTCGAGGCCAAGGTCTGGCTCAAGGATGAACGCGGCACCTCGAATGCCGGCACCCCGGCCACGCGCTACCTGCTGCCCCACATCGAGGGCGGGCAGCGAACCCTCAAGCGCTTCGAGCGCGCCCTGCAGATCACCGGTCAGATGCCCAAGGGCTGGTACGCCGTGCCTGGGGCCGGGGCTCGGCTCGACGCCTACGGCAACATGAGCGCAGGCCAGATCATCCAGATCCTGAGCCAGCTGCGCGTCACGCTCACGGCAGGCTTCACCCGCAATATGTCCACCGACGCCAGAAGCCAGATTGCCGCCCAGCGCCGGGCCGGCGGCCGCTTCTTCGTGGTGATGCCTGGGGCCAAAGGCCTGCGGCCTGGGGTCTACCAGCGCGAATTCATGGGCCGCCAGGTCACGCCGGTGTTGATCTACGTGACGGCCGTCCAGTACCGCAAGCGCCTGGCCTTTGCCGAGACCGGGCAGCGCATTGCGGATGCGCAGTTGCCGGGCAACTTCCGCCAGGCCTATGCGCAGGCCATGGCCACAGCCCAGTACCGAGATCAACCCTCCCTCATCTGACGCATGACCCCTGATACGACCCCGTCTGAAACGGCCACAGACATGGATCTGGTGGACCGGATATTTGACTACCTGGAAGGGCAGTTGCCTCGTGACTTGCAGGCTGCAGGTCAGCTCGGGCAACTGAGAACCCAGATGCGTGCCGAGTTTGCCGGTGCGCGCAGCTACATCCCCTCCGTCGCCCGCCATCAACGGGGGCAACGGATAGAGGCGGTGCTGCGTCTGTACAACGGGCGCAATGCCATGCAGATCGCCCAGCAATTGCAGATGAGTCGCGCATCGGTGTACCGAATCATCAAGCAATACAGCCCCTGAAAAAATCTGTCTCAGCTTTGTTTGAAATGAGACAAGGGCCTGGGTAAGTTGACGGGGCAACTACTTAGATCCTTATGGCCTACACCCAATCCGACCTCGACACCATCGACAGCGCCATCGCCACCGGCGAGCTGGAGGTGGAAATCCACGGCCCCAACGGCCTGCGCAAGGTGCGCTACCGCAGCATCGGCGAACTCAAGTCCGCCCGCGAACACATCGCCAGCCTCCTGACCCGGGCCAGCACGCCCCGCAACCCCGGCGCCTGGCGCGTGGGCTTCTCCACCTCGCGGGAGTGATCGAGCATGGCCAACCTCCTTGATCGCCTCATCGGCGCCTTCAACCCCCAGGCCGGCCTGCGTCGCCACCGCGCCCGGGAGATGCTGCACCGTGCCTACGAAGGCGCCAGCACCCGCGACGGCTGGCGCCCCCGCCGCCCCGGTGCCAGTGCCGACACCGACCACCGGGCCGATGCCGCCACCCTGCGCATCCGGGCCCGGTCTCTGGTCAAGAACACCCCCTACGTGGCCCGAGGCCTGGGCTCCATGGTGGCCAATGTGATTGGCACCGGCATCAACCCGCGCAGCCTCGGCAAGGACGCCAAGCGCATCACGGCACTCTGGCAAGAATGGTCCAGGGTGGCCGATGCGGACGGCGTGCGCAACCTGGGCGGCCTGCAGGCGGCCGCCTACCGGGCCATGGAGCAAGATGGCGAGGTGCTGCTGCGCCTGCGCGCCCGCCGCCCCAGTGACGGCCTGCCTGTGCCGCTGCAGCTCCAGCTCCTGGAGATCGACTGGCTCGACAGCAGCAAGGTCGGTAGCAACGGGGCCAACACCATCGTCAACGGCATCGAATACGACCCCCTGGGCAAGCGCGTGGCCTACTGGCTCTTCGACCAGCACCCGGGCGAGATCCTCGGGCCCCGGCAAGCCCGCAACAGCAGCCACCCGGTGCCGGCTGAGCGCCTCATCCACCTCTACAACCCCGAGCGCCCGGGGCAGGGCAGGGGCTTCACGCGCCTGGCGCCGGTCATCAGCCGCGTGCGCGACCTCCAGCTCTACGAAGACGCCGAGGCCCAGCGCAAGAACCTCGAATCGCGCCTGTCGGTGATCGCCAGCGGGGATGTGAACGCCATGGGCCCCCTGGGGGCCGACGACTCACGCACGGCGGCCCAGCGGGCCGAAGCGGCCGACCTGGGCACACTGTCGAGCGGCAGCATCATCCAGGTGCCCTCCGGCCTGAACATCACCACGGTGCAGCCCAATGCGGTGCCCGGCTATGTGGACTATGTGAAGCTGCAGCTGCACCTGATCGCCGCCGGCATGGGCATCACCTACGAGATGCTCACCGGTGACGTGCGCGAGGTGAACTTCAGCAGCGCCCGCGTGGCCATCCTGGAATACCGCCGCAACGCTGAGCAGCTCCAGTGGCTCACGCTGATCCCAGGCCTGTGCGAACCCATCTGGCGCGCCTTCATCGATGCGGCGGTGCTGGCCAACATCCTGAAGACTCCGGACTACGCCTGCGACTGGGCGACCCCAAAGTGGGACTACGTCAACCCGGTGCAGGATGTGGCGGCCGAGCTCGATGCCATTGCGGGAGGCCTGTGCACCATCAGCGAAAGCCTGCGCCGCCGGGGCCTGGAGCCCGAGCTGTTCTTCACCGAGTACAAGGCGGACTTTGAGAGGCTGCAGAGGGATGGGACGCTGGACTTTTTGATGATGCTGCAGAAGGGGAGGACTTTAGGAATGGCCTCGGAGCTGATCTCAGGGCGAGTCGAAAAGAAAGAAAATTGATTGAATTATTCAATGGAAATCTTGATCTATGCTGCGCTCGAATTTTCCTTGTGCCTGGCAATACTCCGTTAAGCAGGATATGTGTCTGGCATGATTGGGATAGTATGGGAGATGCCCAAAAATTTTGGGGCGGAGGTTGCAGTGGAAAATTTTAGAATAGTGAATTTTCTAATTGTTGGTGGCGGCATTAATTTTTTATGCAATTGAATTTTTTTTAAATGCGTCGCGAGAGCCGATGCTAAAAACTTTGTGATGAGGCGTAGATTGCCAAGGCTGAATGGTACGTGCCTTGTGTCCCGCCATATCTGGGGGCGTTATGTCTGGTGAGAAATAAACTAACTCCTTGCCTCGCCTTGCGTTTCCGTAGGCGCTATAGGGAAGGTTCATCTCAAGTTCGGTTCTATTTCCATAGCATTCCCGTATCAGGGGATGGTCATCATATGAGACCAGCCACGGCCGCTGTAGCTTAGTTCTTACCCACATTGCGAGGCTTCTATGGTCGCCCTCTTTGAAGTGATTGAGGTACAGTCCGGGACCCTTCTCCACATAAGGAGGATCTAGATATACGAGACTCTTGGGTGGGAGTATAGGCTGTACTTCTTCGAGGAATATGCGGGCATCTTGGTTGTAAACGTGAATGCGCGACCTAAGCGACCCAATGGCTTGGATTCTCCGAATTAGATCTGAGACGTTGTATCTTGCGTTAATTTTCCAAGTGCCTGCCTGCCCCTTGCCTCCGATGACGCCAGCTTCCAAGATGCCGGAGCGATTGGTGCGGTTCAGAAAAAAGGTAGCGAAGCCTAGTTCCGCCAAGTTTGCTGTTTCGCGTTTTACGTAAATGCTTTTTTGCTCATGCCACGTTTCCATAGTGCATGGCGTCTGTTCGATGCGTGCGCACAGCTCGTCAGTATGTCGAATAGCTTGGTGCCAGAACGCATACACGGCGCGATCGAAATCATTTATGTGAATGGCACTAACCACGTATCCAAGAAGCAGCTCAATAGCTATGCCTGCTCCCCCACAGAATGGCTCAACATAGTGAGCATCGTAGAGATTGTTTTGTCGGATGAGTCGCTCAAGGTAAGGCCGCAATCGAGCCTTGCCACCGGGGTATCTCAGAGGAGTTGCATTCGCCATTACGGGTTTCCTTTTGACGCTGGCGTGCTCGCTATTGACACAGTCAGTGTAGTGGTTTCGGTATAGTGGATCCGACGCCAAAGGAGGTCCAGGCCTCCCGATATATTGCTCCAAGCACTGCGGACATGGTCTGTACTTATAACGGTCACAGTACTATGAGCTGTTTCGCACAGTTGTTCGTAGACGTTGGATGAACTTTTAAACGCTACTGCAAGGGCCTGCCAGTCCGATGTATCTGTTGAATGCCGGTTCCCAAGTAGGTGGTTCGCAGCACTAGTAATGTTTGTAGTTTTATTGTTGTTTGGGGTCAAGCCCATGGTTTGGAGATAGACGTACGCTGTCATCTCTTGGAACGAGCGAAGCAGCAGTGCACACGCGAAAGGTGCATCAGTTACCTTTATTTTTCCCTTTAATTCATTGATCACTAAACGACACTTCGAATTCGTGACGTTCATCAGTGTCTTCTTATCCACCAAGTATGAAGATGCCCGAAGTTTGCGAACCGGAGCAGGTGATGGTGTGGTTGTAGGCGCAGTGACACCATTACTTGGTTCAGGTGTGGTCGGAGGATCGCTGCCTTCTATTGGGCTAGGCGAACTGTCTGGGTTGGACGTCAGAGGGATCGGCGGTGGCACTGACGCAGACGCAGACGCAGATGAAGGCGAAGGCGCTGGCGCTGGCGCTGGCGCTGGCGGTCGAACAAAGGCTTCAACTTCATCGAAGTACTGCGACATATTCCTGGCTTCGGCAAACTCTTCTCGAGAATGCACTCGACCGGAGGCTACGTCGCTGGCGACTTTAGACAAGGCCTTCAATGCGCGCTCTTTTGTTCCGACTATTGCGAAACCACTAGCCAGGCTGAATCCAAATCGTGTCTGAAACGCTTCGACGTTCGCAACACGTTCAAAGTTGGTAATTGCGAAATCTCCACGGTCGATTGCATTCAACGCACCCAGGTCAAGCGCGTTGTTGTCCTTCAATTGTTCAAGACATTGCCACGTGCCCGTGTTGTCGAACCTCGCTACTTGCAATGCAGACCACGCACTTCTACCTGCACCCGCATTCTCACCGGTATGTCGCAATCGAATGAACTCGTTGGCAGCAGACCTGTTGTCAAAGGCCACTACGTCTACCTCACTAGGCCAGCGCCCGGCATTGTCTCGATGCAAACGCTTGAATCGTTGTTGCATGCTAGGTGACAGCCCAATGTCGTCACGATCGATCAAAGCTGGCTGAGTGAGTAGACGAAGGGCCGTGAGTCGTCGATTCCCGTCCAATACAACATACCGATCTGGCTCATCTGTAGATGGAATGACGTAGAGGCGGTCGCCGGGATCAAGCATGCCCATCTTGCAGATATTCAGCGCAAGTGCGTGAATTTTTTCTGCATCCTTCTCGACTGACAACAGGTTCTGAAGCGCTGCTGTTTGATCCTTTACAGCGTTAATTCGCGGATTCTGTTTATCAAGATCAAGTTGTGAGACCGGGTAGGTCGCTTTCCTCATTGCATCTCCCTTGGCACAATTCTTTGACGTCATTTTGACCGCAGGAGCCTAACACTTTGCGTTCGATGGTCCTCGGTGCTCGCAAATTTTTCTAGTGGTTTGAGCTAGGAACTCGCGAAAAATCGTCTCACTTTTGTTTGAAGTGAGACAACCCGGACAGCACGATGAGTGCATGTCCGAGACCCCAACCCCTGAGATCCAGACCCGCCGCGAGCCCCTGCCGCTCGCGGGCCGCCAGATGGAACTGCGCGGCTTTCAGCGCGCCCAGGCGGACAGCGCCGCCTCTGAATCTTCCCCCCTCGCCACCGCGCAAATCGTCTTCACCACAGGTGCCGGCGTGAAGTGCTTCGACTGGTACCGCGACCGGGCCTACATCGAAGAGCTGGTGGTGGAAGAGGGCGCCATCCGCCTGGACCGCTTGCGCCGGGGTGCGCCGCTCCTGAACAGCCACAGCCAGTGGAGCCTGGAGGCCCAGCTCGGCGTGGTCGAGAACCCCAGCATCCAGAACGGCCAAGGCACTTGCAGCGCCACCTTCTCACGCCGCGAGTCGGTGGCCGGCTACGTGCAGGACGTGGCCGACGGCATCATCCGCAACGTCTCGGTGGGCTATGTGCGCCACCGCATCGACATGGTTGCCCCAGCGAACGAGGGCGAACTGTGGCGCTACCGCGTCGTCGACTGGGAGCCCTACGAGGTCTCCCTGGTCCCCATCCCCGCCGACATGGACAGCCAGATCCGCTCTGGCGCCGGCGCCTCGTCTTCCGCAGACGCAGACCCCGCCCTGCAGCTTCGCACCTTCCCCTGCGAGTTCACCGAAACCCAAACCCGAAAGGAAACCCTCATGCCTCAGCCTCAAGGCAGCGGCGGCAGCACCGCCACGCCCGCACCCGAAGTCACCCAGGCCGCAGCGCCTGCAGCCCCCGAAGCCGCCCCCGCGCAGCGCAGCCACACCGATGCTGCTGCTCAGGCCGCAACTCAAGCCGCCATTGCAGCCGCCTCCACCGCCGCCGACATCACCGAGCTGTGCGCCCGCCACGGCCTGGCCCACCTGGCCTCGGGCCTGATCCGCTCGGGCAGCGGCGTCGAAGCCGCCCGCGCCAGCGTGCTCGACGAGCTGGCCCGCCGCGATGCGGCCAGCGGCGGCCACCGCAATGTACAGGGCGGCCAGCTCCAGACCGTGCGCGACGAGATGCAGACCCGCCTGGCGGGCATCGAGCAGGCCATCCTGCACCGCGTCGCCGCCCAGACCCCACTCGACGACAACGCCCGCCAGTACCGCGGCATGAGCCTCTTGGAGCTGGGCCGCGACTTCCTCGAAGGCCACGGCGTCAGCACCCGCGGCATGGACCGCATGAGCCTGGCCACCCGCATGCTGCACTTCCGCGCCGGCGGCATGAATACCACCAGCGACTTTCCTTCTCTGTTCGCCAACGTCGCCAACAAGCGCCTGCGCAGCGCCTATGACGAGAACCCCGGCACCTATGCGCTGTGGGCCCGCCGCGCCCCCAACGCCCCGGACTTCAAGAACATCACCATCACGGCGCTGTCCGCCGCCCCGGACCTGCTGCGCACCAATGAGCATGGCGAGTTCAAGTACGGCTCCATGAAGGATGGTGCCGAGACCTACCAGGTCCTCACCTACGGGCGCATCGTGTCCTTGTCTCGCCAAGCCATCGTCAACGATGACCTGCGCGCCTTCGACCGCCTGGTCAGCGCCTTTGGCTTTGCCGCCCGGCGCCTGGAGAACCGCCTCGTGTATGCCCAGCTCAGCGCCAATGCGGCGCTGGCCGACGGCACCGCGCTCTTCCACGCCGACCACGGCAACCTCGGCACCGGTGCGGGCAGCGCACTGCAGTTCTCGGCTCTCTCGGCCGGGCGCACCGCCATGCGGCTGCAAAAGGGCCTGGCCGGCGAAGAGCTCAACATCGCGCCGAGCTACCTCATCGTGCCCGCGAGCCTCGAGCAGACCGCCTACCAGCTCACCAGCAGCAACTATGTGCCGGCCCGCCAGGTGGATGTGAACGAATTCCGCGCCGGCGGCCGCACTTCGCTGGAGCCCATCGTCGAGCCCCTGCTCGACGCCAACAGCACCAGCGCCTGGTACCTGGCGGCCAGCAACGCCCAGGTCGACACCGTCGAGTACTGCTACCTCGACGGCGCCGAAGGCCCGGTGATCGAGAGCGAGCTGGGCTTTGACAGCGACGGCGTCTCCTACAAGTGCCGCGAAGACTTCGCCGCCAAGGCCATCGAGCACCGGGGCCTCTACAAGGCGGCCGGCGCCTGAAGCCTTCCCACCCAACAGCCACCTTCCCCAATTCTTCAGGAGATCCTCGAATGAAAAACTTCATCCAGTCCGGCGACACCGTGCCCCTGCCGGCGCCCTATGCCGTCAACGGCGGCGACGGCCTGCAGGTCGGTGCGCTGTTCGGTGTGGCCACCAGCGCAGCGGCCGCCGGCGCCTCGGTCGAGACCAACCTCGAAGGCGTCTATGACCTCAGCGCGGTCGGTGCCGATGTGGGCGCCGCCGGCACCAAGGCCTACTGGGACAACGCCAACCGGCGCGTGACCGTGACGGCGGCGGGCAACGCCCTGATCGGTGCGCTGCTCTCGCCCAAGGCGGCCAACGAGACCTCGGTGCGCGTGCGCCTCAATGGCGTCGCGGTCTGAGCCCCTCCAGATCTGACCAGGTGACCAGCGCCATGCCCAAGCCCTTCGCCCTCTTGGAGGCCCGCACTGCAGCCGCTGCGTTTCGCCGGCTGTCGAACTGTGCCGCCTCCATAGAAGACGTTGCGGTGGACGCCCTCTTTGCCAACGGCTACGCCGCCGGCCAGGTCGGCGCCCTGGGCATGGCCTCGTCACAACCGGCGCTCGCCTTGCCCACGGTCCAGGTCCCGGCCAACCCCGTGGGCCGGCGCGTGGTGGTGGACGGCCAGTCCTACGTCATCGCCGAGGCTCGGGCCGACGGCACCGGCCAAACGCTTCTCCTGCTGGAGCTGCCATGAACCCTGGTTCGAAGCCCACCATCTTCCTGCAGGCCGTGCAGGCCCTGGTCGCCACCCTGCAGGCCGCCCCTGCGGTGGCCCCCAAGGTGTACCGCACCCGGCTGCGCCCCTTGGCCCAACAAGACAGCACCGCCGTGGTCGTGCGCCTCTCCGGCTCGGACCCCGACACCAGCGTGGGGCAGGGCGCCGTCACCGTGTGGTCCACGGCCATCACGCTCGAGTGCTACGCCCGCGGCAGCGCCTCGGCCCCGGCCGATGAGGCGGTGGATGCCCTGCTGGCCCAGGTCTACACCCGCCTTCAACAGGACCCCAGCCTCGGCGGTACCGCCGGCGGCATCACCCCGCACAGCCTGGCCCTGGACTACGACATCGACGGCGAGCAGACCGCCTGCGCCACCCTGACCCTGCTGGTGCGCCACGCCAGTGCCCCGGCCTCGGTCCAGCCCTTCTAGGCCTTCTCACCCTTCTAACTCTTCCACACCTCTCATCCTCAAAGGAAACTTCCATGGGACAAGCCATCTTCTGGAGCAACGTCGGCATCGACGTGCAGACGGGCCTGGGCGCCGCCATCACCCTCGTGAGCATCAGCAAGGCCGCCACCGGCGTGGCCAAGTACAGCGGTGCCGTCGACCCCGCTGCCGGCGACATCATCCTCATGAGCGCCCAAGGCATGTACCAGGTCGACAAGCGCCTGTTCCGCATCGCCAACGTGAACCCGGCCGCCAAGACCTTCGAGCTGGAAAACGAAGACACCACAAGCTACGACAACCTGGTGTCGGCCAGCTTCCAGGTCGTCACCTTCGGCGCGAGCTTTGCGACGGTGCAGGGCGTCAACGTCTCGGGTGGTGACCCGGAGTTTGCGGATGTGACCACCATCCACGACAACGTGCGCAAGCGCGTGCCCACCATCGTGAGCCCGCTGTCGTTTGGCATGGACAACATCTTC